ATATGCGCACCTGATGATATGCCTAATCGCTCAACAGTCTATAGATGGACGTATAGGAATCAAGAATTTTGCAACATGTACGACCGTGCAAGAGAAGAGCAGGCCGAGACTTTAGCTGATGAAATCATTGCTATAGCTGATGAAACGCACCAAGACTACATAGAAGACAAGGATGGTAATGAGCGGGTAAATGGCGAGGCTATACAGAGATCAAGGTTAAAAGTAGACGCTCGCAAGTGGGTTGCGTCAAAACTTAAGCCGCGTAAGTACGGTGAAAGAATCCATCAAGAGCAGACTGTCACTCATAGGTTTTCTGATATGACGGACGAAGACCTCGAAAAGCACATCCAAAACTTAAAGAATGAATGCGAGAGCTAAGAACATAGAGCTAGCAATGGCTCTTGAGGAAATGGCACAGCGCAAAAAATACAATGCGCTTTCTCGTTATGCGCCTTATGAAAAGCAAAAGCAGTTTCACAAAATGGGTGCTTACTTTCCTCAAAGACTGCTGGGCGCAGGCAACCAGACAGGTAAAACCTTCTCAGGTAGTCGTGAGGCTGCTTATCATTTAACAGGTCTTTATCCTGATTGGTGGGAGGGCGTAAGATTTGATAAGCCCATTACTATGTGGGTTTGCGGTGTGTCTGGTGAGATTATCCGTGACACCACTCAGAAGCTTCTTGTGGGGCGAATGCAGGATAGTGGCTCCATTGGGTCAGAGGCAATCCCTAAAGACCATATAGAGCAAACCGTAAAGGCTATGGGCGTTAAAGATCTACTGGATCATGTGAAGATTAAGCATGTGAGTGGCGGAACTAGTCTTTGCTTCTTTAAGTCGTATGAGAAAGGTCGTGAAAAGTTTCAGGGCGAGACAATTGATTTAATCTGGTTCGATGAAGAACCTCCAGAGGATATTTACTCAGAAGGCTTAACTCGTACCAATAACGGCCAAAATGGCCAGTGCGCAATGATTACGTTCACTCCGCTGAAGGGCATGAGTACGATTGTTTACAGTTTTTATCAGTCGCCTAGCAAGTATCAGAATTTGACCCAGATGACGATCATGGATGTTGACCATTATTCCGATGAGGAAAAGCAGGCAATCATTGAAAGTTATCCAGAGCATGAGCGAGAGGCTAGAGCAAAAGGTATACCAATTTTAGGTAGTGGGCGTATATTTCCACTCAAAGAAGAAGATATTACTTGTGATCCATTCGAGATTCCCGAGCACTACGCACAAATAAATGGGTGCGACTTTGGTTGGGATCACCCTCAGGCCTTTGCGAATATTGCATGGGATAGGGATGAGGACGTGGTGTACGTAACCAAGATTTATCGAGAAAGTGAGAGAACTCCAGAAGAGGCTGCAATTCCTGTAAGAAGGTGGGGCGACTGGATACCTACAGCATGGCCGCATGATGGTTATCAGCATGATAAGGGCTCTGGTAAAGGTCTAGCGTCACAATATCGTGAGGCTGGCTTAAATATGCTTGATGATCATGCTACGCATGAAGAGGGTGGGAATGGCGTAGAGGCTGGGATTATGGTTATGCTGGATAGAATGAAAACGGGTAACTTCAAGGTGTTCTCAACATGTACAGAATGGTTTGAAGAGTACAGATTGTACCATCGGAAAGACGGAAAGATTATAAAAGAGCGTGATGACTTAATGGCTGCTACTCGATATGGCGTCATGATGTTACGCGAAGCAATTACTAAACCAACAGCATCGGCGTCAATTAAGTTTGATAGCGCATGGTAAAGACTATGATTGAATTTAATAACCATCAAAGTGTAATAAAAGAACTGGAAACCGTTCAAGGTAACGAGAAAGACGAAAGGGACAAGGCCAGAGATTGTCAGTTATTCGTTACCAAGAAGGATGGCCAGTGGGAGGAGAGAATCTGGAGTAAATGGGGTCAATTACGTAGGCCTCGTTACACCTATGATAAGACAACGCCTATCATTGACGCGATTGTAGGGGAAATGGAGCAGAACGAATTCGCCGCCGTAGTTAATCCTGCTAGCGGTGCTGCTACCAAAGAGAATGCCGAATTATTGGATGGAATGGTCAGGTCTATTCAGAATTGGTCAGATGCCTCGTCAATCTATAAGAAGATAGCTAGAAAGCTTACCTATACGGGTTTTGATTGTTGCCGTGTTGTCCATGACTACAAGAATGAGGATACATTCGACCAAGATTTAATTATTAAATACATACCAAATTCTATTGATCGTGTGTGGTTTGATCCTGCGGCTGAAGAACCGGATAGATCAGATGCTAACTGGGTTATTGTTTTACAAGCATTAACTGAAGATCAGTATTGGGAAAAGTTTCCTAATGGCTCAGGTCGAAGCGTATCCGAGAATCGTCAGTATGATGCCTACTACGAGAAGCGCGAGACAATCATTGTTGGGGAAATCCTGTACAAGAAGAAAGAGAAACGCACTTTGGTGTTAATGAGTAACGGCAAGGTTTACGACAAAGAGGATTCACAACAGGCTATTGATGAGCTGGCAAGCATTGGTGTAACTGTCGTAAGGGAAAGGCAGCGCGATGACATAGTTGTTCATTCTCGTAAGTTTGACGGAGACGATTGGTTGACAGAAGAGCAGGAAACGGCTTTTAGCTTATTGCCAATATGCCCGTTTTATCATGGCTTTGATATTGTTGAGGATAAAATTACATGGCGTCGTATTGTTGAGAAGGCAATAAACCCTCAGAGAATCCTTAACTACTCCATCTCAAGGCAGATTGAAGAGGGAGCGTTAGCGCCTCGTGAGAAGATCATGGCTACTGAGAAACAAATGGAAGGCCATGCAAAACAATGGGCGGCATTGAATACAAGCGCCGATCCTGTCTTAACATACAACGTTGATAAAGACGCGCCACAGCCTTATAAGATAGCAGGTCCATCGATCAACCCAGCGCTAGCACAATCAGCCCTAGACGCTGAAAAGAACATAGAGGCAGTTATGGGTATGTATGCGGCTAATCTTGCTCAGAATCCTTCAAATCAATCAGGGGTTGCTATTGAGCTACAGCAGGCTAAAGGCGACACCGGCAATGTGTCGTTTTACGTAGACATCGCTAGAGGTATTACTTATATCTGTGAGGTTTTATTAGACGCTGCGCCAAAGGTTTATGACCGCGCTAGAGAAGTCATGATATTCAACCAAGACGGCTCAACGGAAATGAAAACCCTGCATGAAGTGGTAAGGGATAAGCAAACAGGCGAAATGATCGAGCTTAATGATTTGGCTGGCTCTTATACGGTTAATTGCTCAATGGGGCCAATGTTCCGTAACCGCGCAGAGAAAGCCAATACAGCATTGCTTGAGCTTGGTGGCGTGATGCCTGAGGTCTTACAAGGTTCGGCTGATATCTTTGTTAACAATATTCCAGCGCCGGGTATGGATGCGGTTGCTGAGAGGGTTCGCAAGCAATTGTTTGAGTCGGGTGTTATTCCTCCTGATCAGTGGACGGAAGAAGAAGCGGAGATTATGCAAGCGCGACAAGCAGAGCCTCCGCAACCTGACCCAGCTATGCTATTGGCTCAAGCTGAAATGATGAAAGCCCAAGCTGATATGCTGGCAGAGCAGAACAAGCAAGCTGAATTACAAGTCAAGGCGATTACTGCTCAAGATAAGATTAGACAAACATCTATCAAAGAGGCAGAAGCCCTTGCGGATATTAATAATACTAATGCGGATACAGGTAAGAAGATTGCCGAGACGGAGAAGATTAACGGCGATACTGCTACTCAAATGCTTGATAATATTCAGAAGATTACGCCTGATTTTAGTTAAAAACTATCGGCATTTGTGTTTTGATAAAAATTATTTATACTAGTTTGTAAGGTACGCGACCTTATCGCGGTTTGGAATTAAAGAGGAATAATTCTAAGTGACTGATCTGACTGAGATGACCCCAGCAGACGAGCCAGCAAGCTCTGAAGCTATTGTAGATTCATCCACTACTATGGAATCGCAACCAGAAGAAAATGGCGAAAGTGGCAAGGTTCCGTTATCAGAGGCTGCGCAGAAACGTTTTGACTCAATAACGGCTGAAAAATACGACTTCAAGAATAAGTATGAGAATTCTCAGAAAGAACTTGAGGAAGTTAGGCAGAAGCTTGAAGCCATAGAGCTAGAGAAGAGCAAGCCACAGGCTGTCGATAAACCTAATCCAGAGCTTTATCTGGATGATCCTGATGAGTACGCAAGGCGTTTAGACGCTTATACGGAAAGTCAGCGACAACAAAGTGTTTACGAGAGCAACCAAGCCGCACGGGAAGCTGAAAGGCAAAGACAAGAAGAGAATGCGCGTTTAGCTCAGCAACAAGACTTAATGAGTCGTACTGAGAAGAACGCACAAGAGCATGGTCTAGACTTTAATCAAGTTGTTAAAGATGGTTATGCCCTTGAGCAGAGAGGCGCAAATCCTATGTTATCGTCGTTTGTGGCGAATCATGAGAATGTTGCCCCTTTGATTACACATTTAGTACAGAATCCGGCTGATTTCGATCAGTTAAACCGTATTCAAAACCCTGTCGAGTTAGGCAGGCAGCTAGATGCTCTTCAATCTAAAGCCTTGACGCGAAATGTAAGTACAGCACCGGAACCAGTCGACACGTTATCAGGCTTACCCGCAAGGGAGGCCGACGAGTTCGAAAAGCTGTGTCCGAATGCTAAATTTATTTAGGTGTGAACAATGGCTAATAATTTAGATAAAAACGTCAGTCAGTTAGTCCTCAAGAAGTTTCTTCCGGGCTTTAAGTCTGACTTAGTAGTGTGTAAATCAATCGACACACAAATCCTAGAGGGTGTTATCAATCCGAATACTGGTGACAGTGTACAATTGAAACGTCCGCATCAATACCAAGCAATTCGTAGTGCAACGGGTGATATTTCCGGTTCAGCGGCTTCTGATCTTGTATCAGCAACTGCAACCGCTTCTATTGCTGATTACATTACGGTTAAAATCAGTTACTCACAATTAGAGCAAGCTATCCAGTTAAACCAATGGGAAGAGGTTCTACGTCCAGCGCGTCATAAGATGGTTTCTACTTTGGAAACTGAAGTTACTGATCGCATGATGAAAGCTGCTTCATTGACTCTTGGTTCGCCGGGTACTGCTATCGCTCAGTGGGGCGACATTGCATCAACTAAGTCATATTTGCATGATTTAGGTGCAACTGATGAATGCTACAACGCGATTAACCCGTTTGCTGCTCAAGACTTGGCAGACACTCAGTCTGGTTTGGCTTCAGGTGATAATGATCTGGTTAACGCTGCATGGCGTGAAGCTCGCATCTCTCGTAACTTTGGTGGTGTAATGGCATATATGTCTAACTCACTATCAACATATACAGCGGGTACGGCGGTTGATACTACTTTGGTAGTAGATGCTACGCCTACAGCGACTTATTCAGCGTTGAAAGACACGTACGAAATGAGCATTGACCTAGCAGGCCTAGCAGCCGGTGCTACTTTGGTAGCTGGTCAGCAGTTAGTATTCCCAGCTTCACTTATGCTTAATCAGCAAAACAAAACGCCTCTTGTACGTCGTGGTGCTGGTGTTCCGTTCTCAGGTACGGTAACTACTGACGCTACAGCGGATGGTTCAGGTGACGTGACAGTAACTATTTCAGGTTCTGCTATCGTTGATGGTACTTTGCCTCAATACGACACTGTTAATCGTGCCATTCAGGCAGGTGATGCGGTTCAAATTCCAGCTACAGCTAGCTCAACTTATCAGCCGGGTATCTTTTACAACAAAGGATTCTTCGGTCTCGGTACGGTTCAGCTACCTAAGCTTAACGGCTGGGATAGTTCAATCGTTAATGAAGATGGTTTCTCGATCCGTGCTACTGAGTACTCAGATCCAGAGACAAACGTACAAGGCATCCGTCTTGATCTTCTACCTGTTTACTGTACGTTTAACCCACTTATGGGTGGTCAAAACTACGGTAATCCTTAATGGAGAGGGGGCTTCGGCTCCCTTTTATCCTTATGGCTACTACTAAAGATATTATTGACAAGTCTTTGCGCTATATTGGGCAGTCTACGCAGTTTCTGACACCAAATGATAATGATTATAATGTCGCATTAGACGAATTAAATTCCATGCTGAAGATGTGGTATAAGCAAGGGCTTAGGGCTACTTTCGACAGATCAACTTTAAAATTACAGAACACTTTTCCATATCCAGAAGATACGTTTAACGGCATTGCTTTTAATCTTGCTGTAGCGATGTATCCATTGTTCGATTCAGCGGGAAGCCCTAGCGCGGTTATTTACGAAAGGGCGAAAGAGACAAAAAACGAGATATGGACTATTTACGGAGAGAGGGCGACTAGCGTCTTTCCGGGTACTTTGCCTATTGGCTCGGGCAATGAAGAACGAAATTACGGATGGTTTGATCCTTTTTACCCAGACTGCGACGAGCCTATTTACGGTTGCGGCAAGGATTTGGTTGAATCAAACGGCATTCCAATTAAAGGCGTGAAGCATGAGCAATAGCTTAACAGAGTGCGTAGAAACGAACGGTTGCTGCTGTAATGGTTGCGGTACGTGCAATTATTGCCAAGGCTTAGAGCTGTCTGATACGCCTACTAAAAACAGGGTTTCAGCTAATACTACTCTACTTGGCACGGATTCTTACGGCTACCCAGTAGAGGCAATTAAGAACTATATTATCTTGGGTAATACAGGTGAAAGCCGAGCTACCTTTGCCACTGATACTGATACAGCTACTTTGGGCTTAAAGACAGTCTATGGGTGTACAGATACTACAGCACCTAGAGTTCTTACGGTTAGCACCGAGACAATACAATCAGGCACGGCAGAAATCCCTAAATTCTTTCAGGTTGTTGATGAGGATGGTAACGCTAGCCCTACTAATACTTTAACAGTAACTTTTGAGGGTGCTGTTTATCCTGATGTAATTATCGATTCGCCGAATGGCGCAGTTAAGTTCTATACAACAGGAACAACAGTACACGAGAGCGCATAATGGCACAGAGTAATTTTAACAATACGACCAATAAAGCCGTTACTGAGACCGGCACTCAGAACCTAACCAATAAGACCGTTAACGGTGTTCCCCTTGTTAGTGATGGTGCGGGTACGCGTGCTTTATTTGATGATGGCACGTACAAGCCCTCTACAACCGTTTCCGTTTGGGGTGCTATTGTTGGCACATTATCGGATCAAACTGACCTACAAGCCGCATTAGATACAAAGGTAGAGAGTGGTGATAATATCTCAATATTTGTTAATGATGCTGGCTATTTAATCGCTCCAGATTTTAACGCTATTGACGTTACCGATTCGCCTTACACTATTTCAGTTGATGAGGAATATCTGGATGTCGATGCGTCCGGTGGTGATGTGACAGTTATCTTGCCAGCACTGTCTACTAAGCAAGAGTTTATTATTCGCAAATCCAATACAAGCGGCGGCGATGTGATTATTGATGCGGCCACTAATGGAAGCATGTTAAACGGTAGAGGTACTCACAAGCTAGCGCAAACTAATTACCCTAGCGAGACTATAGGCTCGGGTTCTACTGAGTTTGTCATTATTGGCGGTAATCAGACGCTATCCAATACCGTCACAGTGAATTCAGAAGCAGATTTGCCGGAGGCCGCCTTAGTTCCGGCTTTAGGCTATATCGCTCATACGCTTGATTTAGACACGGCCTATATTTGGCCAGCAGCAATCACGCTACAGTATCCTTTGTATGTTCAATCAGCTGGCGCAGCTTTAGGTAGTCGTGGTACTTCGATACTAGGTCGACGCTTCGTGTCTGCGATTGAGTACAACGGCACAGACCCATTGATATATGCTGAAGGTGAGCTAGTTCTTGAATTTATGAACGTGACTGCTCCGAATGCCACGGTTATTAGCTGGAATGCCAGCGATTCTAATCAATCTTTAGTATTGCAGAACGGCCTCTACTATAACTGCAATAAGATTGTAGAAGCTCAAGGGTCAATGATTACTTGTTCTTTGCGATTGGTAACAGTGGTTAACTGTGCTGATAATGCGGTTACGTTGTCGGGTGCTAATGTACAGCAGTTAAACGTCACAGGCGGCTTATTCATTGACTATCAGGCTAGAATGTTTGACATCTCAACAGCTACCGCGATGACCAATGTCATCATTACAAGTGATAACCGTTTTACTTCAAGTAACGGCTCTAGTGTTGCGCTGTATGCATCTGGTTCTAATGCCAACCTTGCATCAACGGGTAAGGGTATGGAGCTTGGTGTTGGGTATATTACAACTCCACAAACATCGGTAAACCCCGGTGTTAATGTATGGAGTGCCATTACTTCTGTCTACACTGAGGATTCCAATGCTACATCAAGATTCACGCTTAACGCTTCTGGTGAATTCCAGTACACGGGCGTTCGTCAAAATATCCCTGTTAAGCTGACTGGTAATGTATACGCACAGAAAACCGGAGCAGGTCAAGACGATGGCGAGTTTAGATGGACTAAGCAAGCTGGTGGCGTGGGCTCATGGGATGAGATTAACGCTGATGCTCATGGTTTTATCGAATTAGATAACCGAGTAAAGCCTATTTCATGGTCAGTTTTTGATATTGCTAACCCTGATGATAAGTATCGAATTGAATGGCGAAATACTGAAAGCGGGACGAATGACTTAGATGTATTCGGTGCTCAGATATTCGTGGAGAGTTAATAATGATACGCAAAACACCAAAAGGCTACGTAGTCTATTCAGAGACACAAGAAAGCGGCCGGCGAAAAGCATTAAGCAAGCCGTACAAAACAAAGAAAGGCGCTCAAAAGCGTCTTGGACAAATTGAATACTTTAAAAACAAGGGGTAATTCATGGTTGATTTAGTGAGGATTAGTGATTTATCAGGTAACGCCAAGGTTTACGATGTGCCAAAGCCTAATGATATTATGGATATTGCTTTTGCGGGTGGCGTTGATGGTACGGTTACAGGTGGAACTTTAACTGTATTAGTTCAGTTTCCGAGTTCAACTAATTTTGAAACGCCTACAGTCAATACTATTGATTTATCCGCACCTGAAAAGCTTCAGATAGACGGGCCGTTTAGCAAGGTGGAAATCAGTGTAGCAACTTTTGCTGGCACCGCTACTGAGTTAGATCTGTCGCTTAGAGGTCGTAAGGCATGACCTACGGCGGCGCATTAGGCTATGGCGCATCGTCAGGCTTTGAAGGCTCGTCTGGCTATACTGGCGGCGAAATCCCTCCTATATTCACTGATGTCGTGGCCTATGTTCAGTTTGATGGAACCGGCACACCTACGATTGAAAAGTCGTTTAATGTCTCTTCTATAACCGACAATGGTACAGGTGATTTTACAATTAACTTTACAACTCCTTTAGCTAATGCAGATTATGCTGAATTTTATGGTGATCTAAACGCAACATTGGGCGGCATTACCCGAGGAGGTGTTGGTGTAGGGGTTGATGAACCTACCTTTGCGACAGATAAAACAGCGGCGTCTTGTAGGATTAAGGTAAGAGAGTGCGCTTCTGCGGGAAGTAGCTCTATTCCTTTTGATGCTGCGAGTATCTCTGCAATATTTTTGAGCACGGGCTAATGGAAGTTTATATAAATTTTAACGGCGTAACGATGGCTATTAATAAATCGTCTGGTGTTGATTCTATTATCGACAATGGTACTGGCGATTACACGATTAACTTTACAGAGTCTTTTAGTGATGGGGATTATTTAGGGTTTATGAATACCAATAATAGCTCGAATACGACTCGCGGCGGCATTTATTTGGGTGTTAAGAATGCTGATCCTGCTACGTATAAGCTAGCTGGAAGCTGTCGTATCACCTGCCTATCTGCTGCATCGGCTGGGTCGTCGGCCTTTTTGACCGATAATGATAATTTAACTGTAGTTTTTAGGGATGACGCATGAAGACTTGCTGGGTGAATTTTGATCCAAGTGGCGTTTTAACGATTAATGATAGCTCGGGCATTGACTCGATTATCGATAATGGGACGGGTGATTTTACTATTAATTTCAGTTCGCCATTTCCGAATACTAATTATTTGGAGCTGTACAACTCTTCGCGTTTTGCAACGGCAAGAGGTACGGCGCATGTTGGCGTTAAACTAAACGATGCTGCGACTTATAAAACAACGTCATCTGTTACGATTACAGTCTATTTATCTAATTCATCGGGTTCGAATGCTTTAATATATGACACTCAATCCGTTTCATGCTTATTTGCGGGGTAAAGAATGAAAACCATAGCATTTGTTGAAGATGGCAGGCTAAAGACGTTGATGCCAGCCAAAAAGAGTCTTGAGAAGGCTCTGGAAACTGCGCCAGCGGGTTCTATTATTGTAGATGCTTCCGAGATACCAGAAAAGCGTTATCGCTCGGCGTGTACGATTCAGTTCGGTGTGATTCAGAAAGACTTGGATAGATTTCCTGTTATTGATGCCGAGATCTATCAGCGTGAAGAATTGGCCTTTGTTGAGCATGAGATTAAAGAGGTTATCTTTGGTGATTCCACGTCCTTATTGAGTGATTTACAAGTTTACTGCGATGAACTAAAGGCTTATGTAGTAAATGGCGAGATTGTTACTGATAAGCCTACGAGACCTATAGGCCTATAATGCAAATTAACCTACCTACCGGATTGAGAGGGGATAGCGAAACCCCCAAGCAGAGAGAGACACTGATCAATTGCTATTTTGAGCGTGGTCAAGTGGGCACTCTTTCGCCTCGTCCGGGAATATTGGATTCTGGAGAGGATAGGTATGGATTCTGTAGAGGTCAGGGCGTGTATAAAGATTCCCTTTATGCGGTTGAGGCTGATCAATTATGGAAGATTGACATTGATGGTAATGGCGTAATCACTCGCACTCAAATAGCGGGCACTATCGAGGGTTCGGCTAATTGTATTTTGATTCAGTCGTTCACTACGTTATTGATTCAGGTTATCGGCGGTAAGGCTTACGGCTATGACGGAACCACATTAACAGAAGTCACTAGCCCCAATTATCAACCGGCTGTATCGGTTACATTTATCTTGAGTCGCTTTGTGTGGGTGCCTGCTGATGGCGGGCCATTCTTTTGGTCAGACGATAACGATCCTAATAATATCGACGCGGCTAATTTTGCCGACGCGGAGGAACAGCCAGATAAGAATTACGCGGTTATTGCATTAAAAGATTCTTTGATTGTGTTCGGTGGTGAGACTATCGAAAGGCAGAATTATAACTCAAGTGTTCAAACATTCTTAAGGTCTCAAGGTGCTACCGTAAATATCGGTTATGTTGGAGGCTTGGTGAGATACGGCGAAACAGTCATGTATATTGGAAGGCCGGTAAATGGAACATTCTCTATTTACATGTACGGCAATTCAGAGCCTGTTTCTAATAAGTCTGTCGATGAGATATTGAACCTATACACCTTTGAGGAATTGAACACAGC